CTTTGTCAGACTCACCAAGATCAATCGTGAATACATTACTAGCAGAGTTGCGTTTATCAGTCACGATAGCATTCAGTTTGCCTTCATGTGCAGTGAAGCAGATGTCAGGCAGACTATACGTCTGAGCAGCAGCAAACATCTTGGTGAAGTCAGCATAGTCAATGGTCACACGCTGAATAGGTTCACCCAGGTTGGCGATGTTATCAGGTGGAGCAGTGATCATGCTCTCGTTGGCATAGTAATACTTCATCTTACTACGTCCAGACCTGATGTTAACCAGATTCTCTTGGAAATCGATGTCAGTACGATCAGGTTCACCGCCAGACACGATAGACATCGTGTTCAAGAACACATACAGGTCATAGATAGGTGCCTTGACAGGCATATCCAACTTACCAAATTCAACAACACCCATGATGTTCTTGTTATTGGAGATAGTAGACACCCGTTTGCCTGGTTTGAACAGGATACTAGGGTTAATGTTCTTGAAAATGTTCAGAACTTCGTTCTCATTTTCAGTAATTTTCATACAAGTCATCGATTAGGGTATTCTTCAATAGTATTGGATTTGTTGTTGAAGTGCATCAACAACACGGCATAGTGTAGCACCTTCATGATATCACGACGTGCAGTTCCTTTCCGATCGTAGCGAGATGCATACTTCAAGATGTTGCTACGACAGAACGCTTCACCATCACCACATGCATCAATCAGATCAAGAGTCTGAATGCTGTCTGGACCAGCAGAATAGTGCTGGTTGTATGTGGAGATGATATATTCTCGGAGTTCCGAAATGGTCTCCTCTTCATTGTATTTGTTCATAATCAACAGAACCGTTCTAGTTGCGACGTATAGAGATCAGTGTTAGTTCCACCCGACAGATTGATGATTGAATCACGGACGAATGGGTTCTGAACATTGGACTGATCCCACCAGTGGATCACCTTACGGATGCCAGAGCGTACAGGTTTGACTCTGTGAATGACACCCGTGGGATACATGCAGGCATAACCCGCTGGCAACTTAATACTAATACAAAAGTCGCCAAAACGCAAGTCTAGTTCGCCACCCTCATATTCATCTGGTTCAGACAAGAATAGAGTAGTAGATACATCCAATCGTAGACCGTCACTGCTTGTAACCTCATCAGAATGCCAATCATAACTATCAAGTTTAGAGTATTCTTTGTATGTAAACCCTGTTCTAGCATTGGAAAGAGTAAATGCTTCATGGTCAGACTTGTCAATCTCTTGGTCTAACCACTCAGCATAGAATGCACCGTAGTCCATTCCCCACCCTTTGATCTCAGAGCATTGTTTGTTCCAGGTCTCTACTTTCTTTTGACCAGGACGACCATAAGAGAGGGCATGTTGAATGCCCTCCTCATCAAGGATCTTTGTGCGATACAGCATCAGTCTTTCAGCAATTCGGACTCATCAAGTTCAATCTTAGCATCAATCTTGCTGTACAGTTCAAGGAAAGACTCCTTGGTTTCATCGTCGAAACGGTTGAGGCAGAGTTTGATTGCCTTCACACGGTCGTTGAAGATAGCGAACGCACGAATGATGTGAACAAGACGACGAGTAGAAATCACTTCGTCAACACCACCATCCTTGAAAGTCTTACGGATGATCTCTGCCCAGGTGCAGAGGTTCTGGATGTACTCTTCGTCACAGCAGTTGAGTTCAGAGCAGTAGTTGTTGAGCATCTTCGCCTCAGTGGCAAGAGAAGGATAGTCCTGCTCGAAGGTGAGAGGGAAACGCTCCAAGAATGCTTCGTTGAGAACGTTGGTGCCGACGAAACGACCGTCCTCAGAACCTTTACCCTTGGTGTTTGCAGTAGCAATCACAGTGAAACCAGGTGCAGGGTTGACCTGCTGACCAGTCTTCTTCAAGAACACACCGTTGCCTTCAAGAATGGATTGGAGGCAGAGGATTTTGTTAGAAGCAAGGTCAATTTCGTCGAGTAGCAGGACTGCTCCCCTCTGGATCGCTTCAAGGACAGGTCCGTTATGCCAAACAGTGTTCCCATCCACAAGGCGAAACCCACCAATAAGATCGTCTTCATCAGTTTCAACAGTAATGTTTACACGAATAAGTTCACGGTTCAGTTGAGCACATGCTTGCTCGACTCCGAACGTTTTGCCGTTTCCAGAAAGTCCAGTAATAAAGATAGGGTAGAAGAGTTTGGACTTAATAATGCGCTTAACATCTGCAAAGTTGCCAAAGGGTACATACTTGGAGTCCTTAGAAGGTACAAGGTTCTTGACAGCAGTCATGGTCTGGAAAGTCTGTTCGAGTTTTTCAGCAACAGTCAGGTTCCACTTGCCAATACCTGCTTTGTAATCTTTCAGACGCTTCTTCACAGTCGCCATGCTGCAACCGAAGTGATCGGCGGCGGTGAGAAGTTGAGCGTTACCGACCTGTTCTCCATGAGCGCCAGAAAGAAATTCAACGATTTGTTCAGTGGTGACAGGATGAGGAGCGAAGGTCATGTTTGTTTGTTTGTTTGTTATGTAATAATGATACCAAGAAAAAAACCCCCTGTAAGGGGGTAGTGGACACTATGCGATCTGTCCCACAAAGGATGAAAGCATGATCCTGTTGATGCCCTTTGACTTCAAGGACTTAACGAATGCAGACTTGATCTGAGACTTGGTTGCGTTCTCCACAACAGTCATCTCTGTGTCCTCGGAAGCACCACCAGCGATCACATAGAGTTCGCTGTAAGAAGTACCCTTGATCACAGCAGACTTTCTCTTCCTGAACTGCTTAGTAACCTTCTCACGATCTTCATACCTGACGCCGAGGTGATACCTCATGTATTGCTCCAAGGCACGACCCTTACAGATTCTGAATCCAAGGATGTTGCTCTCAGGATATACCTCCCTGAGGTTCTTGATGAGTTGGTTAGTTGCCTCAGACTGACTATCTGTGATAGCAGGGAAGTAACGACCCTGACGACGAATGACGACGCTAGGACTGTGGTAAGAAGGATAAACTCTGTCGTCATTGTCGTACTTAGAAACACGACCAGTTGCCATGGACTGTGACTCACCATCAGTCAAGATGAGCAGATGACACTTCTCTACATTGTTTTGTGACTTCCACTTGCCAAGGAATGACTCCATGACAATCAGTGCATCATTCAGAGGAGTACCACCAAGACCCATGAACCTAGGAGGACGAGGAGTGAAGCAGAAGTTCCTGCGATGACCGTAGTAGTAAGCAACACGGTAAAGATACTTACAGTGCTGATTGAATACCTTCTGGTTCACAGTGCTGGTGAGAAGGTTGACAAGTTTGAAACGATTGTCAATCCAAAGTTCACCATCCTTGTTGCTAGACACAGGACCGATTTGACCTGGTTCGTCACCATTCAGGATAGACATACCAGGATCACAGACGAATGAATACACATCGAAAGGAATACCAACCTTCTTGCAGAACTGAGCGAGGTTGATGACCTGCTTCACAGTGTCAAACAATTCGTCACACATAGAACCAGACCAGTCAAGAAGGAATACAAGACCGTGATTCTTGCCGTCAGGAGTACGAGTAACCTTCTTGAAAAGATCTTCGTTGTACTTGTAGGTGTGCAACTTGGACATATCAAGAACACCAGTACGAGATGTAGTGGCACGAGCATGTGCAGTTGCAGACTTACGGCACTCAAACTCCTTGACAAGGTAGTTTACATCCTTAGAAGACTTGGTGCAGAACTCAACGAAGTCAGAATCAACCTGAGTGAAAGGATCAGTAGGATGGTCCACTGCTGGATACTGGTTTGCCCAGTCAGATACAGCATCTTCCCATACAAGGTGAGCAGGAACTACGACTTTCTTGTGGTTGACTTTCGGATAGGAAGCGTAAGTGATTTCGCCAGCATAAGTTGAAGACAAATCTTCTGCCTTTGAATCAAAAGAAGACTGAGTGCGAACCTCATCGATGGACGGGTCACCGTACATATCGTTCGCCTGGGTGCCGAAACCCTCTTCGTCTTCTTCGTCTTCGCCTTGATCGTGGTTCTCTTTGTCATAGGATGGTGTATCTAGGTCAGCGTCGTCTGACTTCTTAGCAGGACGATCCATAGGATCATCCTCAGTAAACCAAGGACGGTCCTCGGACTGTTGCTCAGACTCATCTCCACCACCAGTAGAATCAGGGTTAACAGGAGCAGAGATCTTAGTTTTCTCCTTCTCTTGCTCTTCCTTCATATACTCGTAAATAGCAACCGCAGCGGCAACTGCTTCCTCAAAGGTCTCAGCAGCGCCCACAGCGTCTCTGAGAGGGGTCTCAGAGGGTGTGAATGGCATCATGGAATATGCGCCAATCTTGAAGTGGAGGTTGATACGATCAACCAGAGGGAGTAGATCGAGATCTTCGTCCTTGATAGAAAAGAAGTCATCCTGATCAAGTTCTTCGTAACCCCTGAAAAAGTCTTTGGAAAGACCAGGGTACTTACGCTTCATAAGTTTCTCGATACGAGCATCCTCAGTCACATTGATGTATGACTTAGGGCATCCACAATCTGAAAGATCGGTGTTCGGTGTGTAGAGGGCGTGTCCGACCTCGTGACCGACGAGCAGGTTGTATACAGTATTACTTGCCTTAGACCACATAGGGAGTGTGAGCACACGCTTCTCCACGTTGAAGGAGGCAGTCTGAACTTGCTTGTGCTCAACCAAGAGGTTCTCTGTCGCGAGTAGGCGGGCAAGAGATCCTTTGATTTCGATGTTCATGTGCAGTTCGTTTGGTATGTACCTAGTATAAAACCCTCTGGACCAAAATCCAGAGGGAGTGTACCAGTTATTTTATTGTCCCTCCTCATATGAGTGGGGGTCCTCGTCCAGTGGTCTGATGAAATCAGCACGGACAATCTCTTGGCAGTTCATTGCTTCCATCATATAGTTCACCGCTGCATCAGGAATTGCTTTGGTGCCACAGGTGAAAACATCACATACTGCCATGAGTTTCTCTGGCCAGGTATGAATACTGATATGACTTTCAGCAAGGAGAGCAACGGCAGTAACACCGAAGGGTGAGAACTTGTGTGATGTAATGTCCAACAGTTCAGCATTTGCCATAACTGTGGCATTGGCAAGCATCGTCCTCACATGCGCTTCATCATCCAAAAGGTGATAGGCGCACCCCTTCATAGTGAAGAGGATATGTTTCATTGTGCTCATTCATCTGCTCCAACTTTCATTGTTGAGAAATCTCCGTTCTTTTCAAACTCAATTACTCTTTCAAATTTGTCGAGTAGAACCTCACCTTTGTGTGAAATGACAAACATGTTAGTTCTATCAGACATACTACGCAAGATCTTCATGAGTTCATCCGTTGCGGATTGATCAAGGGATGAATCGAAGACCTCATCCAGTAGGAGCAGGTTGGTTGACACACTGTTTTTCAGTTTGGCAACCTCTCTCCATGTAAACAATAGTGCTAGATCAATCTTCTGTTTCTCACCCTCGGAGAAGGATGAGTATGAAAAGTCATCACGGAATCGTGAGAGGATCTTTTCGTTAAAGTTATCATCCAGCGTGAAGTTCACATAGAAATCCATGCTGTGCAGGTATTTATTTATTCGTTGGTTGATAAGAGGGATGAACTTACTGATGATTTTGGTTTTGATACCGCCATCTTTCAGGAGTTCCCCAACAGTTTTTAAGTGATCCGCCTGCTTGTTTATATTAGAGCATCCTTCTTGTTTTTTGTCAAGATCACCTTTCATTCTCAACAAATCTTGACGTTCACCTTCAAGGTTAGTTGAATCACTACCAACCTCAGTGAGGATGGAAGTGTTTTCTTTCAACAATCTGGTGCTCTCTTTGGTGAGATTAGCAATCTCATAGCGATAACCATTGATCTGTTCTGCTTTGTCTCGGAGATCCTTTACTGTCTTCTCGAACTTCTGGATCTCCATTGTAATTTGGGAGTGTCCGTCTGTAAGAGTGATGCACTTCTGATTAAGTTCCGCTTGCTTGTCAATACGAAACGTTTGATCGATCTCCTGAGTACACGTCGGGCACGTATGATTGTCGAGAAAAAAATCGTACTGCTTACGGGTATCATTGAACTTACTTTTGAGTTTGGTACGCATCTCTTTGAACTTTTCATGCTTCTCAACAGCACGATCGAGTTCAGCGATTTGCGGGGTAAGTTTATCACACTCTTTATCTAAACGTTTGATTTCATCTTTGATCGCAAACATGCGAGTTTCATTCTCGTCAAATTTTTGTTGCTTCTTGCTGGTGTTATTGGCATCAACCTTTTCCAAGTTCGAGATATTACGAACCTGCATGTCAACTTTCTGCTGTGCAACGTCTAGTTCGTATTCACACTGACGTTGTTCCTCTTTAATAGTCTTGACTCTCTCTTTCAGGAGAGTATTCATCTGAGAAAAGATCTGGATATCTAGAATATCTTCGATAACTTCTCTTCGATTAGGAGCATTAAGCTGCATAAAAGGCACAAAAGTGCTACTGCCGAGAATAACAACCTGAGTGAAAGATTTGTAGTTAAGTTTAAGTACACTCTGTTCCAGGTATTTCTGATAGTCTTTCGCTGCTGCGTCTTGATCGACGAGTTTTCCGTTTCGGTAGATTTCAAAGACCGAGGGTTTCATACCACGGACTATCTTATAAGAGATGCTACCAATTTGTAGCTCAACTTCAACTACAAGTTCGCGTT